CTACCCAATAAAATATTTTATAGACTGGATTAAGACATGACTTGGTATCAAAAGTTCCCACAATATTATATTTCACTATGTTACATAGTTAGTGTTGCGTTATTTTTTACGTTTATATGGAATTATCTTGATTATAGGCTCATTTTGACGTGGCTGGTGTTACAATTCTTAGGTATGGTGGGCATAAACATGGCTTATCATCACCTGGTGACGCATAAATCGTACAAAACGAACTGGTTTTGGAAGATAATACTAACATATTTTGGTGGTATCGCGACACAATCAAGTCCGAATGAGTGGGCATTGGTGCACTTAACACACCACCGATACACTGACACGGAGCAGGACCCACATACACCTAATCTATCCGGCAATAAAATTATGGGAGTGCTGCGCGCGGCGCTGCCAATGTTTATGAACATCACGATAACAGATACGAAGGTTAATTTGATGGCGAAAAAAAGTTTTGATGACCCTATCTATCGGTTCTTTGACTATACCCATATGTTATGGTTTCATGGAACGTGGATCGGGATTTATTATTTATTTGGTTTTGATTGGCTTATGATAGCGTTTGTATTTCCGGTGGCGTTGTGTCATATCGGAGAAACTGTCATTAATTGTTTTCATTTTGATATGGATTCTGTCAGACGCCATGCCTGGTTTTGGAACATGTTGATTGTTGGTGCGGGATACCATGCTAAACATCACGATACTCCAAGAGATTACACTACAGACTGGCCAGTGAGTAAAATTATTGATATGATAAAGACATGACTATACCACAAACTACAGGACACAAATACAAATACGTCGGTAGTTTGAATATAGTTGATACAGATGAGAAATATATAAAGGAATTGGAAAGAACAGTGGAAGAGTATTTTGATTATTGGGATTTCTCTGTCCACGAATGGAAAGAAGTATTATGGCCAATGATAACAGCGTTAAAGCACGAAAACAGACAGTTGAAAGCAGAGATTGCGCTACTAAAGAAAGGAATAGAAAAAGCCAAAAGAATGACGAACCAGAAACTCGATTAATACATTACGGGGATAACCCGAAATGGCGTCGATACTGGAGCATTGTTTTTAGGCGAATGAGATAGTAATATGGATTTAATAAATGTACAAAAATATGATTATCCGAATTCTACTCGCTCCATTCATAAGGGTAGCAGACATTATACTATTGCAGATGTTCTTCAAGGACAGCCTCTTCCATCGGTCACTAGCATTTTGTCAGCGACTCAAGAAAAAGATAAAGCAGCTAGCCTGCAAAGGTGGCGAGATCGTGTCGGACATGCTAAAGCGGCTGAAATAACAAAGACTAGCGCAGCGCGCGGCACGGCAATGCATCTCTATCTAGAGAAATATTGTCTTGGTGAGGGCTACATGGACCTGACGGACCTTGGAATAGAAGCCAAGAAGATGGCAGAAAAGATCGTGGACCGCGGGATTGATAATAGGGTCGACGAGGTGTACGGGAATGAAGCGACACTATACTATCCAGGACTATATGCAGGTAGCTGTGATCTTATTGCAAGATTAGATGGTGATCTATCAATCATAGATTTCAAACAGAGCAATAAACCAAAACAGAAAGAATGGATTAAAGACTATGAGCTGCAAATGGCGGGCTATGCGATGGCTCATGATGCAGTTTACGGCACAAATATTGATAAATGTGTCAATATGGTATGTACTCCTGACCTATATTATCAAGAATTTACGATTTCAGGTGACGAACTACGCGAAGCCAAGTATGAATGGTTAAGAAGAGTTGACCTATTTTACAGTGAAAGGGATTAATTATGTATTTTGTAATAACAATATACTTGTTAATGGCAGGGACCAATGAAACAATAATGAGAGAATACACCGCTCAATCTTTTGAAGACACCTGGGCTTGTCATGCTTTTATACATAGAAACAAAATGGAGCTATTGACCCCACATATATTAAAACACGGTGATGATTTAAAAAGTTGGGAATTGTTTTGTGAATCTAGATATTTGAAGGATTTAGACGACGTATGATAAACTATTTATTAGAAAAATTGTATAAATTCTTGTTTGAATCAGACTGGGATCAAATGCATGTAGATAAAATAATTATAGTGATGTATGCAATACCATTAGTGTTGCTAATATGTCACACATTTACCAAGGTATAGTGGAGATTTGCCCCTATGAGTTACAAACAAAACAAAAATTTCTGAAACAGGCGGTAGATTGGTAGATTTGATGTTAAAGTATTGTTTTTATTTAGCAAACAGGCTACCGCGTAGTCTACCGGCTACCGCCCAAGTTGGTAGATTATTCAATTTTTCCCAGTTTTTTCACACTTCGCACGCGCGCATATTTCTTACAAATTTTTTTACAGAGGAGGGTCAAAATCCCACTATACTAAGGAGGCATCATGATTAAAAAGAAACAAACATTGACGGAGGTACACGAGGTACCAGCTAATGGTAGACCTACTGAAGTTAAAGTTGGTTATAGAACTATAAAAATTAAATACATAAACCCCAGCTTTATACTAGACGACATGACCGACAGCTACGGTGAGTACAGGGCTAGAGAAGGTGTTATTTATATACAAGATAAACTATGCGGACAAGAGCGCTGCAACACTACGTGGCATGAAATACTACATGCAGTAGTTTATGTTTTCTCACTTAACCAAGCAAACGGCCCACTTAAAGAGGAAGACGCAGAAGAATTGACTGTAAATACAATATCTAATGCTATGATGGGTGTATACAGGGACAACCCCTGGTTGTTAGACATGCTTAAAAAACATCTAAATGAAATCGATAGCTGAAGATATACTTGAGTGGTCTGAGAAGTACCTAGAACCAAAGAATGAATACTTAGGAAATGTCCCGGTATGTCCTTACGCGCGCACAGCCAGACTCAAGAAAACTTACAGAATATTAGAATGTAAAAACTTTAATGCTTTCCAAGATGCCATAATAGAGGGAGCAAAACTAGTAAAAGATCCTGATATACAGATAGTTATAGTTGGTTGTGCTGATATTAAATATGAACCAGAAGAATTAGATTCAGTCATAGATATATTAAATCGTGTGTTAGTTCCACAAGACGTATACCTGATGGGATCACATCCCTGGGACGAAGAAGAAGATCAACCTGTAGAGTTTTTAGAAACAGGAGAATGGGAACCAGAAAATGAGTTTATGATGGTGCTTATACAAAAATACGATGAACTAGAAAAAGCTAGTGACAATTTACGCAAAACTGGATATTATCGGCACTGGCCTAAGGACTATTACGAGGGCACAGTAAATAAACGAAAATCTTATAGGAGATATCGACATGAAACCAGTTGATAAAAAGAAAAATCCCGGTTTAGCAAAATTGCCGACAGAAGTTCGTAATAAAATGGGCTTCATGAAAAGAGGTGGGGCTGTTAAGAAAAAAATTAAAAAGAAAAAACGTGCTGGCAAAATGGGTGGCGGCATGATGAAAAAAAGAATGAAACGTGGAGGTAAAGCATAATGGCTAAAGATACACACGTAACTAAGGATGGTAGAACAGCTAAAAAGGGTTTGTACTACTACATGAACCAACGCAAAAAGAAAGGCACTAGCCGTAAAGGCAAAGGAACTGTTTCTGATAAAGCGTTAAAAGCATCTGCTAAAACTGCGAAGAAGCCAAAGAAAAAATAATGGCAACTTCTAGGGGGCAAATACCGAAGACCACTACTGGTAAAGGTGCGAACTATCGCAAGACTAAATCAGGTGCAGGTATGACAGCAAAAGGTGTAAAAGCCTATCGTCGTGCTAATCCTGGTAGTAAATTAAAAACAGCTGTCACTGGTAAAGTTAAGCCAGGCAGTAAAGCTGCAAAGAGACGTAAGTCTTACTGCGCACGATCAGCAGGTCAATTAAAAAGGTCATCTGCAAAAACAAGAAACGATCCTAATTCTAGAATTAGACAGGCGCGTAGAAGATGGAAGTGTTAAATGAAAAGATTAGATGTCAGTGAAAACACCGCCATCAGCATGCCGGCGCGCAACCTTCTTAGTATTATTGGCGCTTGTCTTGTTGGTGCTTGGTTCGGGTTTGGCGTCATTGAGCGACTTAATACTATAGAAACAAAAATACAGCTCATGGAGAAAGACTTGGAAGCTGCTAATACTTTTATTGACGGGGTCCCCAAAGGCGACATGGTCAGTCCACAAGTCCAAGAGCTCTACATGTTGGTTGAGTACCTTGCAGAAAGTACGGAAAAACTTAAAGAACAAATGGAAGGAGAAATACCTCTTATATTAAAAAATGAAATGGTTATACAGTTTCATGAAGAGAGGTTGATAGATTTAGAGGAACGAAAGAATGGGAATCATTGAAACAGTTATCATACTTAGTTTGTACGTCTATGACGGGGGCAATAAAAATATTGAAGGTTGGTATCACCAGGATAATTTAAGTACATGTCTCACAGCTAAACGCACGGCGGAAAGGAATTCCGGCAATCAAGTACAATATACTTGCAGTTTAGAAAAATGCATGATGACAATAGATCAAACCGGCGTAAAACATTGCGATAAAATAATAAAGTAGTATAGTAATATATATGAATTTAGTAGGTTTCGGACTTACTGTACATGACAGTTCAGTAGCCGCATATAAAAACGGAAAGTTTTTATACAGAAAAGCAGAAAGACAATTTAAATCAAAACATGCTCATGGTGATATGCATTGGGCCAAGTCTGTTTTAGATGAATGGGACATAGATGATTTTGAGTTAGCTGTTTCTACTTGGTTGTCTGGAAATAATTCACAAGATTTTATTAGAACTGTTGAAGGCATAGTATATATAGATCATCACTACAGTCATTTACTTTCTTCGAGTATTAAACAATGCAACAATTTAGTTTTAGACTCTTATGCTAAAGGTCCCGCAGATGTTCCTGACGGCCTTTCTCCTTACACCGGACTTCAAAACAAAACTAGAGTAAAAGAATTAAGCCCCTCTCAATTACTAACACACATGATTAAATCCAGTAGTTTTGATCATGAAAAAGTTACTTATTCTTTTGAAGAAATATATGACATCGTAATAAATAAAGCTGTTGATTCTTACCAATCAGGAAAAGATCCTTCTCTGTCTCCTGAGTGGCCTTTGTTTGTAAAACTTATAGACATTCCAGGAAAAGTTATGGGCCTCCAAGCTTACGGCAAACCTATGCTTAATAAAGTTTCAGATTGGCTTCAAAGAACAAATTTTAGAAACCTTCAAGTTTCTTCTGAAATAGCTTTTATGCCAAAAGATGAAATGGATATAAATTTTATATCAACAGTACATAGGTTTTGCGAAGAGTTAGTTTTAGAAAAAACTGCAGGCATGAGTAACTATTTTAGTTACTCAGGAGGGTTGGCACAAAACGTTGTTTGGAATAGAGCAATGTTAGACAGGGGTTTGCATCCACATATAGATCCATGGGCTTATGATGGTGGTTGTAGCATAGGTGCTTTGCATTATTTGTTGGATAAACACGACATTGAGAGGCCAAATCATTGGGAACAGGACGACGAAGCACCACTTGGAGAGCCTGACGGGCCTTTATTTAAGCAAGTTGCACAACTTTTAGCACAAAATAAAGTTGTTGGTTGGTATCAAGGCAACGGAGAAGTAGGACCAAGAGCACTTGGTAACAGAAGTGTTTTATTTAATCCTATGTATAAAGAAAACAAAGACAGAGTTAATAAAATAAAAAATAGAGAATGGTGGAGGCCTTTTGGGGCCAGTGTTAAAGAAGACGAAGCTGATAGGTTTTTTGATTTACCTATTAGTAGACACATGCTTTTTAATTCTAATGTTAGGTATTCAGCAATACCTGCTGTCACTCATGTTGACGCTACCTGCAGACACCAAACAGTTCCAGAAACAAACCACACTTATTATTGGATGTTAGATGCTTTTGAACAAGAGACTGGATTACCAGTGTTGGGCAATACTTCATTAAATAAAAAGGGCAAACCTATTTGTAGCACTGTTGAAGAAGCACTAGATATTTTTAAAACCTCTGAGCTTGATGCTATTTGTATAGGTGGAGAGCTTTACCAAAAATGATTACTTGTATTGTTAATCCTTCTAGATGTGGGTCTACCCTACTACTACATATACTAGATAAATATTTTCGTCTTAAAAACACACCAAATTATTCTATGGAATATGAAATTATTGATAATGTTTCAGGAAAACAAAAGATAAAAGAAAAAACAGGAACTAACTTTTTATTTAAATACCAATATTTATTCGTACACAAACCATTATTGGGAGCAGATAAATATATTGTAATAGATCGTAAAGATAAAGATGCCTGGGCTTATTCTTCTTATCATTCTTGGATTAATCAACATTGGCATGGAAAACTTGATGCACAAAAACAATACATTTCAGATAAAAAATCTTTGCAAGTACATAAAGAAAACATGATTAATAATCTGGACTCTTGGCACAAAGAAAAGAATAGGTTGATTAGTCAAGGAGCTGTTAGTTTATGGTATGAAGATATTAAAGATTTATCAGCAAAAGAAATACTTATTTTGTGTGGATATGATGATGCAATGGAATTTAATAAAGATGATTTATATTTTAGGGGTGTCAGACTAGAAAAAGTTTGGTCTTGATAACTTAAGATAACTATACTATATATTATTGTAAATGGGCGTACCTAAAAAACTTACAGAAATGCAAATGAAATTTGCGCAGTTGTTGGTAAACAACGAAGGACGTATGACACAAACAGAGTGTGCTAAAGAGGCTGGTTATGCTGAAGGCACTGAAGCAGTCAAAGGTTCTGAGCTTACTAACCCTAATAAATATCCTTTAGTTGCTAAATATATTGGCGAGCTACGAGAAGAGAACCAGAAAAAATATTCAGTTACATTTGAGAAACACATAACAGAGCTAGCTAAGATAAGAGAAGCAGCATTAAACAAAGGAGCATTTAGTGCAGCAGCAAACGCAGAAGTTGCTAGAGGTAAAGCTGCAGGACTATACATCGAACAAAAAATAATCAGAACAGGTAAATTAGAGGACATGTCTATTGAAGAATTAGAAAGTAAAATGAAAAAGATTTATGAAGAGAACAAAGTTTTAGTTGAAGGTGAGTACACTGTTTTAGCTAATGATAATTTAGAATACAACGGAGTTAAGCTTAAGGATGTTTTAGATGAAGAAGAGTAAACTTTATTCAGACCACACACCCGGACCAAAGAAAAGAACTTCTATTGGTAACAGTGTTAGATCAAGACCTAAAAATAAGCATAAGAAACGTAATTACAAAAAATATAGAGGACAAGGAAAAAGAAGATAATGTTTACATCATACAGACACCCAGAAAACAAATCACCTGCCTATGTTATACATAACGCATTTGATTCAGATTCTTGTTATACAATTATAGAGCGTTATAAAAACAACACAAGCAAAGCTACCCACGTTACTAAAGAAGGTGATTTAATTGGAGGAATTAATAGCACCAGAGACTCAAATGTTGCTTTTATTTCTGAGCCTGGGGTTATTGGTAAGATACAAGAATTTATTAAAGTGGCTAATCATATTACTGCTTGGAATTTTGATATTACTATGACTGAAGATATTCAGTTTACTAAGTATGGTCCAGAACAACATTACAGTTGGCATTTTGATGGTTTTGGAGACCATCATGCAAAAAGAATTTTTTGTTTTCGTAATGATATGCCTGAAAACCCAGGATTAAAATTTACTTCAGCCCCACAGGCTATAGACACAGTTAGAAAAATATCTGCTTCAGTTGTGCTTAATGATGACTATTCAGGAGGAGAGTTCGATACTGCTTGGCTAGATGCAGATGATGGCCAACTTCCAATAAGAAAATCTACTTTTAAACCTAAAATGGGAGACATGATTATATTTCCTTCTCATATACCACATAGAGTACGTCCGGTCAGAGTAGGTACAAGATATAGTCTTGTTGTGTGGGCAGGAGGACCAGCTTTCAAATGAGTAGTCCACATTGGTATAATACAAAAAAGCTAATACAAGTCTTGACTAGATTTACTGAGTCTGAAGAAGGCGGCGATGCAAAAGTTCAAATGTTATTGCCTGATGGTAGAAACCCTTTACAAAAAGAGTTTAACATCAAAGAAATTAAACTGGTTGAGAACAAAATCATAGGTTCTAAAGAGCGTTATAGGCTTATGATCTTAGTGGAATAGTTATTGTGAAAAATGAGTCGAAACTCTGGCAAAAACTAAAAAAATCTACACCAAATATTACATGGACACGCGTTGAATCTTGGGCATCTTTTGGCTTTCCTGACCTAGTAGGATACACGGAAAACACTGGCTTTTTTACTGTTGAGTTAAAGATAGTAAAAAGTAATAAAATTACCTTCTCACCACACCAAATTGCGTTCCACGTGAAACACCCAACCAACACCTGGATCTTGGCAGCGACCCTCGATCCACGCACCAATAAACTTTATGAATACTATCTCGAGCCGGGGTCCAAGGTCCGCGAGCTTGCGGCCGACGGCTTGCGTGCTTGCGGGCCCACCCGCCCCGCCTGTGAGCTTGAGCGCTTGTTGCTTGAGGCTTGTGCCTGAGCCCTTGAGCGCTTGCGCTCGTAGTTCTCGCGCATCTGCTTGCGCCTCAGGTCTGCTTGTATCCTGTTCTTAACCGGGAACGCGCGTGGCGTTCCCAGAGGGAAGGTCCGGCCGCGCATTAGCAGCTGGACCCTGACAGGCTAAAGGATAAGAAAAGCCTGAATATCATACGTTAACAACGAAACCTGTTTCGTCCTTCTTGCCGCGGCCCTTAGCCAGCAGCCCAATAATGGTCCCCGGGCCGGCATCCGTAAAGCGCGCGTCGTGTTCGTCGCCATCAATAACAGGATACCCGCGCCACGTATCAGGCAGCGCATCGCCTGCAAAGACAACGGCCGCGCTGGTGTGCTCCAGTACCTGGTCCACCTTGTGATCGTTATCCTCAGCACGTGAGAAAGTTAAATGATAGTTGGCCGGCAGCTGGCCCTTGGTGATACGCGTTTCTAATTTTGTGTAGTCATAGAATTGTATATCAGGAAACAGCTCCATAATATTTTTACCAGTGTCGCGAACCTTATATTTTTCATACGGTAGGTCGCTGGTGCCGTTAAGCCTAACGGCTGCCTTCATGCCCTTAGCTTTTGCCTTACGGCGCAGCGCGCTTATCTCTATCACCAGGTCCCAGAGAAACTGCTGGCGGTCCTCAAAGAATCTATTCGTCTTCTTGAGTCGCGCAGCCTGTACAACGTTCATTGCTCCCCGGCCCGCTGTGTTCAGGCATGCAGCCGCGCAGCCTGTGCTGGCGTTAGGACATACGTTCTTGCCGCTCAGGTTATACGGGGCCATATAAAGAATGCCTGTGAGCACGCCTATTTTCTCCGATTTGATTGTCTTATAACTGGTGCCTACGCCCAGCAGCTTTTGCTTTTTCATAAATTATCCTTTCTATTATTTATATCTTATTATCATATATTATATATTTGTCAAGCCTGAGCCCTTGCGCGCTTGCGCTTTTTTATAGGCTTGCTGCCTGTGCCTTGTGCCTTGCTTGCGCTTCTCAGCTTGCTGCAGCCAGTACGGGTTGACAGTGCCGCGGACGCCGTTCCGCGCAGCAGGTGCCGCGGGCTCAGCCCGCAGCATCCTGCTATTATACGTTGATCTATTAGTCAATGATCGAGGCCACCTTATCCGCGGCTGCAAATATCTCTGCATCTTCAGCGTGAACCAGTGGCTGGCCGTGGAAGTCCGGGGTCCAGTTTTTATCAAGCTTAAGGCGCGGCGGGAAGACAACGGCCACGTCGCCTGCCAGTCTAGGATCAGGCATTTGCGCGCCGTATTTATTCTTAAACAGGTGCCAACGTAAGTGGCTGGCGCGGTGATTAATCTTAGCATCCGCCTTCAGCAATGCCTCTTCATCACAGAACAGGTCCACGTTAACGGCCTGGCCATCTGACTGGACCCAGCGGCCCTGAGCTATTTCAATCATTGATGCATTGATCAACGGGTAGATCTTATCAAAAGCGGGGCCGCCTGTACCATCGATATGATGGATCTCAGCTGGTGAGTCATCCGCTTTTAATATCATTACGCTATAAGTTTTCATAAGTATCCTTTCTGTTTATAATTATCACATTATCATATATTCCTGACATAATGTCAATGAATCTTTTCTGTGGATAAGTCAAAATAAAACTTGACAAATCGCTTGCGGGCTTGAGGGCCCACCCTCCCTGAATATTTATACTTTAGAATAATTCTAAAGTGTACGGGTGAGAGCCCTTGTACGCCATTATCTAGGATTGGTTATATATCTGACGCCTAGAATTAAAGACAGATACTTTTAGCACTCGGTAGCTCTCATAGTTTATACTTGGACTTACAGATATACCTACCATGCCAAGTATTAGAAGTATTAATTTACCAATGCAAAACCTTGCGTTGGCACAGCAACTTCAACTTCTTTTGGTTGCTGTTCTCTAGCAGATTGTCTTACTGCTAGTGAATGTCTTAGTCTTTCTTTTGTATCGTCTGATACAATAGATAACTCTCTTGATAGATCACTTGTTTCAAACGAAACACAATCCTCGACATCTTGCCAATACTCTTTGACATCAGACAAGAACTTAGCTTGGTCAATGATACTGTTCATATCTTTGATTAACTCGTATTTCATTTGCCACAACTCTCGGTGTGCATTTGTCAAACTACTTTGAGCCTTTGCATACATCTTAAGCTGTTCCCAATGGTGTTCTTCACACATCATGGTACGAGAATGACAGCCACCCGTATTCGGTACGATACGACTGAAAGCAGAAATGTCATCACTATAATCTCTACCTCCTCTATGATAGCCATGTTTATTCCACAAGCCACGATCAAGACTTGTTGATACTTTTGACAAATCTTCTTCCATAGCTTTTGTCTTTTCGTGGTAGTGAGGGTTGCGATCTCTACTTGTCTCACTATACTCAACTTCTAGTGTCGCTTGGTGTCCTTTCTCTTGCAACTCGAAGTGATACAATGCTAGCATTTCATCATCACTAATAGTCCACTTGTATTGGCTTTCACTACTATCTGTATGTGTCGGCTTAAAATAAAAGCATTGATCTATTTCTGTGAATGATCTGTAATGATTGCTACCTCTATCGTACTTGGCTAATACTTGCATATCCTCTAGTGGAAACTTATTATCCATTATAGGGGTGATTACATTATCCCAAGTTTGTTGTTTTATTGTTCTGTAATTTTCTATGGCAAGTTTTAGATTGTCCTCAACTTCCATAGGTGTCTTATTCCAAACAGTCGAAGCCCACTCTCTTTTGAGTAGCTGTCGTTTCTGTTGGTTTAGTCTTAGTTTATTAGCTTCCATATATTATCCTTTCTCTTGGTTGCTATTATCTTCTATCACATTATGTGATATGTTGTCAATTAAATTAGAGAACTCTCGAGAGTATCTTGCAATCCACTCTTTCATACAGCTTTGTGAATGAAAGTGCTTGTGGATTGGCTCCACTTCATATCGTGTTGGATAATCTGTGTAAGAATAATCATCTTGAGGATATGCTGAGTATGACTTGGGGTAAAACTTCTTACCACAAGTCACACAGTACCTTGCGTTCTTACTCATATTCCAAAAAACACACTAGCTATCATGCGTACTGGAAAATAGATGAAAGCACAAAATAGAAAAATGGCTAGCCAGCCATTACTACTAAAATATCTCATTAGTTCATTACCTCCATTGTATTAGGTATCATAGCCTCGATATGTTCTATATCGGTTGCAGTTCTATAACCTTTGATTTGATCGTTGTTATCTAAGCATACAAAACATACTGCAACTTTGCCTTGCTTAGTTTCCCACACTCTACATTTTTCATCAAAGAAGCCCTTGCGTATTATAATATCCTCTTTGCCATTATGAAAAAAATGTATCTTGAATTGTGTTGCCTTGCTTAGTTCTGTTTGAATCCACTCCAAAGCTATTGGCTTGTCCTCTTTGTCTAAGATAGAATATATCTCATCATATCTTTTATCTAACATTTATTATCCTTTCTATTGGTTATGGGAACATATCATATAGATATGTTCCCAATCGTCAAGATTAATTAACCAACTCGACTATTTGAAAAACAGTATTTGTGCTTGGCGTATAATCTTCGTCATACTGCCTTTCTGTTTTAATTTCTTCTTCTAGTGCGTTCTCTTTGACTAACTTCATAGCCTTGACAACTTCTATTTTAGGTGTTTGAAATACTACATCTACACCCCACTCAATACTTTTGTATTGATCTATTTTTAAAAGTGCGTACATATTAGCCCTCCCCTTGTGCTTCTTGGAACTGCTCAAACCTTGCTTCTGCTTGTTCCCATTGTAATTGGTCATCTTCATCTTGAGTAATGCAATCTAAACAGACATCACCACTCTCAACTTGTGCAATATAATCGTGTGTTGTATTGCAATCACATCTTATACATTTAATCATCTTTATACTTTCTGTTAGTTAATTAATAATATCTTATCTCATATTATCATATAATAATCAAGTATTAATTTATTTTTTTCTGTGGATAACTTTATTTTTTTATTGACATATCTTGTGTCCCTTGTGGGCCCACCCACCACATGTAGGTTGCATAAATGTCACTGTGGATAACTTTTTTTATTTGTGTCGTTTTTTTCTTGACACAAGATCTTGTGCCCTTGCGGGCCCACCCACCCCATATGTAGTATGTGCTTGAGCACTGAGGGGCCCACCCACCCCGCCAATAGAGGTACCATGTCAGATTCTGAGCTAGAAAGTCATGACCCCCACCCCACCCGGATTCTGTCAGAAAGGGATCCTATATGTTGATATATAGTTTGATTTGTAAATAGATATGGGCTAAAATCATTTTCACTTTGCTAGAAACAAAAAGGTGCAAAATTTTTTATAAATTTTTTTCAAATGCTAACCCCAGAACAAGTTAAACAATTACCGCCTGATACCAGGAAAGAATATCTTAAGACAATGCTTCTTCTTGAAGAGAAAAAGAAGGAACAAAATATTAGAGATGATTTCTTAACTTTTGTAAAACATCTATGGCCAGATTTTATTGAAGGCGATCATCATAAAATTATGGCAGAAAAATTTAATCAGGTTGCTAATGGTGATCTAAAAAGATTAATTATTAATATGGCGCCAAGACATACTAAGTCTGAGTTTGCATCCAACTTTCTACCTGCATGGATGATTGGAAACAATCCTAAGTTAAAAATAATCCAAGCCACGAACAACGCTGAGTTAGCCGTGAGGTTTGGTCGTAAGGCTAAAGGTCTTATGGAGCAGGCAGAGTACCAAGAGATATTTGACACTAGACTTAAAGAAGATTCAAAAGCCGCCGGTAAATGGGAAACGGACCAGGGCGGAGAATATTATGCCGCGGGTGTTGGTGGATCAATCACGGGCCGTGGAGCGGACTTACTTATTATTGATGACCCACATTCCGAACAGGACGCAATGAACATGGCCAGTTATGATAGAGTTTATGAGTGGTACACATCTGGACCTCGTCAGAGGTTACAACCTGGCGGCAGAATAATAGTAGTGATGACTCGTTGGAATGTTGCTGATTTAACCGGTAAGCTGATAAAAGGACAAGCAGAACCAAAAGCAGACCAATGGGAAGTAATCGAGTTCCCAGCAATACTTCCAAGCGGGAAACCGGTTTGGCCTGGTTATTGGAAGCTAGAAGAGCTTGAAGCGGTAAAAGCATCCGTGAGTATACTAAAATGGAACGCACAATACCAACAAAATCCGACAGCAGCAGAAGGTAGTATTATCAAAAGGGATTGGTGGCAATTGTATGATAAGCCAGAACCACCGGCACTATTACATGTAATTCAGTCTTATGATACGGCGTTTATGAAAAAAGAAACGGCTGACTACAGCGCCATTACGACTTGGGGAGTTTTTCATCCAAATGAAGGCGACGCACCTAATTTAATATTATTGGACATGGTCAAGGATAGATACGAGTTTCCAGAGTTACGTAAGAAAGCTAAAGAACAATATGACTACTGGAAGCCCGAAACGGTGATCGTGGAGGCTAAAGCTTCAGGCTTGCCTTTAACGTACGAATTACGTAAACTAGGGATACCAGTTATTAACTTTACACCGAGTAAAGGAAATGATAAACATACAAGGATAAACTCTGTAGCTCCTTTGTTTGAGGCTGGAATGATTTGGGCACCAGACAAAAAGTTTGCAGAAGAGGTTATTGAGGAATGCGCTGCATTTCCATTAGGTGAACATGACGACTTAGTGGATAGTATGACTCAAGCCGTAATGAGATTTAGACAAGGTGGCTTTGTCGAGCATCCCGATGATTACGAGGATGAACCATTGCCGGAACACGCGAGGACGTACTATTAATGAGTATTGCAAATTTAACAAAATTCGACCCTGCTAAGAATACTTTTTCTTTTGATTCGACTTTACAGTCTGGAATCTTAAATTCAATGAACCAAAGTCAAGATCCGATAAATTCTACTTTTATACCTTTTCCTGAAATTAATCCTTTTCCTGAAATTGGTGTACCTCCTCCATTCGGTGGTGGTGGCGGTGATGGTAACCCCTATAGAGAGCAAGACAATCCAGTAACTGGAGAAATTAATATGGACAACATTAGAAGCTTCTTTGGTTTTAATCAAGCTGCAGAAGGAGA